AAGTTCATTGAGGACAAGGATCAGAAGAATGCCTTGGCCCATGAAATTTCCACCATGTCGGAGCGTCACGCGCAGCAGATTGCTCTTGAGCAGATAGAAGTTTTGAAGCTCGACGCAAAGGGGAATTGGTTTCAATCGTCTTGGCGACCGCTTGCGGGTTATACATGCGTACTGGGGCTAATGGTGAACTTCTTAATTTCGCCTATCGCAGCAGGGTTTGGCTTAATCATTCCTCAAGCCGATGCTGGCGTGATGATGCCGCTTCTTCTTGGTATGTTGGGGTTGGGCGGCGCTAGATCATTTGAGCGCGTTAAAGGTGTTGGTAAGTAATGAGCAAGCTTGTTGAAATGATAAAACGCCACGAAGGCGTCAAATCTAAGGTTTATTTGTGCTCTGCTGGCTACGAAACCATAGGCGTCGGGCGAAATATCAGCGAGTCTGGCCTTGGGCTGTCTGATGATGAGATCGAATATCTGCTGGCGAATGACATAGCGCGAGTGAAAGACGAGCTATCGGATGCTTACTTTTGGTTCAACGGCATCAACGAAGCGCGGCAAGATGCAATGATCGACATCTGTTTTAATCTTGGTTTAACTAGGTTACGCGGTTTTGTAAATGCTCTTGAGGCAATGTCGCGGGAGCAGTTTGATATCGCCGCAGATGAATTTATGGATAGTAAATGGGCGAAACAGGTTGGTACGAGAGCGATTCGCGTAACCGAAATGATTCGTAGTGGTGAGTATATCTAATGCCGTTACAAAAATTTATTTTTAATCCCGGAATAAACAAAGAAGGCACAGATTATACCGCCGAAGGCGGATGGTTTGACGGTAATTTGGTGCGCTTTCGCAAGGGCTTGCCCGAAAAAATTGGCGGCTGGGTTAAATATATCACGTCTTCTTTTGTGGGAACTGGCAGAAAACTTTTTGGCTGGACGGACCTTGATGGCACAAAGCTTTTGGGTGTCGGTACATCAAAAAAACTCTACATCCAAACAGGCACAAACTACAACGATATAACGCCCATACGGTCAACCACGGCAGCGGGTGATGTAACTTTTGGCGCGACCAACGGATCAAGCTCTATTAACGTAACCGACACTGCTCACGGTGCGGCAAAAGGCGACTTTGTAACGTTTTCGGGCGCGGCATCCCTTGGCGGAAATGTGGTTGCTGCCGTTCTTAACCAAGAGTATGAGATTGACTCAATCACCAACACTAATGTTTACGTGATAACGGCTAAAGACACTTCTGGAGCTACCGTAACCGCCAACAGTAGTGACAGTGGCAACGGTGGTGGATCAACCGTTGGCGCGTATCAGATAAACATAGGGCTTGATGTTTTCGTTTCTGGCACAGGTTGGAGTGTGGGTGCTTGGGGAAGTGGCGGATGGGGTTCTAGCAGTCCTCTTAGCTCTCTTAATCAACTACGCCTGTGGTCTATGGACAGTTTTGGCGAAGACTTAATAGCAAATGTGCGTGCGGGCGGCATCTATTACTGGGATACCAGCGCAAAAACGCTAGGAACAGACAGAGCGGTAAACATATCTGCTTTGACCGGCGCTAATTTCACGCCGACAGCCGCTCTTCAAGTTTTGGTATCCGACGTGGATAGACACGTCATTGCACTAGGCGCAGACCCGATAAACGACGCAGCAACTGCCAGAACAGGGACTATTGACCCTTTGCTTGTTGCCTTCTCTGACCAAGAGAACCCAGCAGAATGGTTCCCCACGGCAACCAACACCGCCGGTTCACTGCGCTGTTCTGCGGGATCACAAATTATTGGCGGCATTCGAGCAAGGCAAGAAACTTTAATCTGGACTGACGTGGCGCTGTACAGCTTACAGTTTATTGGTCCGCCGCTGACCTTTGGCTTAAACCTGATTAACGAAGGCGTAAGCCTTGTAGGTCCAAACGCAGCGATTAATACGCCTAATGGCGTGTTTTGGATGGACAAGAAAGGATTTTATGCCTACCAAGGTTCTGTTCAAGCTGTCCCTTGCAGCGTGAAGTCTTATGTTCTAGACGATTTCAACGAATCACAGTCTTTTCAGGTGTTTGGCTTTGTGAACAAGCAGTTTGACGAAGTAGGCTGGTTTTATTGCTCATCTACTTCAGACGTGATCGACCGATATGTAACGTACAACTATGTCGAGAAGACGTGGGCCATAGGCAATTTATCGCGCACCGCGTGGCTAGATGAAGGTATTGAAAGTTTTCCTCGTGCGGCAGGTACTTCTAGCAGTAGTAATTACATCTTCAGTCATGAAACAGGCTTTGATGACGAAGATTCGCCGATGGACAACGTGTTTATTGAAAGCGCGGACTTTGATCTGGGTGACGGGGAGCAGTTTCAGTTTGTTCGGCGGTGTATTCCAGACGTTAAGTTTACGGGGGATTCCGGTGCAACACAGACCATGAACTTTGTTTTAAAAGCTCGTAATTTCCCCGGCGAATCACTGACCACGGATCAAACAACCGCGTTTACGGGAAGCACTACCAAGATTGATACTCGCGCTAGGGGCCGACAAGCGGTTGTTCGCTTTGAATCAGATGACGATGGGACTACTGGTGCTCGCTTAGGCGTTGGCTTTAGGATTGGTGGCACACGTCTAGATCTACAGCCGAACGGTAGGCGATGAGTAAGCTATTACAAGGCCGATTGCCGTTTGCACCAAACGGAGATCAGGTAGATAGCGGCACGTTTAACCGCACTATTCGCCTACTAGAGCTTAGTCTTGACTCGTTTGACCCTGATTCGACGCCGCAGTTCACTACGGAGCGAAGAGATACATTAAAGTTTGACGCGGGGGCCTTGATTTGGAACCCTTCAGTAGGTCGTCTTCAGCTTTACGACGGGGATCAATGGATAAATTTGTCGGACCCTCTTCCATACACTACGTCTTCTCTTGAGGCGCAGGGGCAGGTCGGGTCTGTTCAGGTAATTACAAACGGATCTATCGTGGTGAACGTACACGGTTAGGTTGGTTCTTCTAATAAAAATAGGCGTATACTAAGGACATGGGACAAGCTGCACTTAAATACGATGAGTTTGAGGAACTGGATCAGGTTCCTATACCGGAAGGCGGTATCGCCACCTTTTTGACGGCTGAAACCGGCTCTTGGGCCGATGACGACGACGATGTGCCACCCAAAGGCATTACAAACGTTGTAAAAATAGCCGACAAGCTGGCTGAGTATGGCCGCAACGAAGACGAATACATGGTTCACGCCGCCGAAGGCGAGACTGTGATCCCTATGGAAGTCTTCGAGCAGAACCCCGCCCTTAAAGAAAAGCTTTTTGCAGAAATGCGCATCATGGGCATTGAGCCAGAGCGTTACGTTGTAGGTAACGAGCTTAACTCAATCAACCCCGTGACCGGTCAGCCTGAATTCTTCTTGAAGAAGTTGTTCAAGGGTTTGAAGAAGATTGTCAAAGCAGTGCTACCTGTTGTGGCAACGATTGGTTTAACCGTTCTAACAGGTGGATTGGTCTCCCCGGTGATGGCAAGTGCGATTGTTTCTGGAGCTTCGACCGCTATTCAAGGTGGCAGCTTAAAAGACAGCCTCAAAGCAGCGGCAATAGGCGGTATTTCCAGTTTTGCCGGTGGACAAATAGCCAACAAAGCGGGTTGGGCCGCAGACAGTGCGAAGCGGATGATGACTCAATCGGCTATTAACACCACGCTTTCTGGTGGTAAACCGGTCGATATCTTAAAAAGCGCCGCCGTAGCGGGTCTTACGACGAAAGGCATGGATTTTGCGCGAGGCAAGCTAGCCCCTGCAGGAGCAGACGCCACCGCCACGATAGACCCGGCATACGCAAAAGAGTTGGCGGCAACTAACCCCGCAGAGCTTGCTCGACTGCAAGGAATAGAGGGCGTAACGGTTCCTTCTTTGACCGAAGCTACCGCTCCTGCCACTCCCGTAACTCCCGTAACTCCCGTAACTACCGTTGCAACTACCGCTGACGCCACGGGTCAGGTGGCAGGAACTGCGACTCAAGGCGTTCAAGGCTCTGCTACTCAAGGCGCTACAGGGCCTGCTACAGATGCATTAGCGGGTATGGGTGATTTGAGTGATTTAGGCTACAGCGATACCGCCTTTGGTCAACCTATAGACCCGGCAACCGCTAGCAATATGGGTATAGGTCAGACAGAGCTTCTAAGAGTCACCGATCCTGACGCGTTTGCTCGTGCTGAATACACAGATACTCTACGTCGAACAGGACAATTCTCCGAGGAGCAGATTCGAGCGGAAGTTGAGAATACCTACGGTAAGCCGGGCGCTGAAACCAGCACAGGAGCCGGTTCGAGTGCTGGGACTGTTGGAGTAACAGACGCAAGCGGTTCTATTGTGCCCGGTGTTGGCGAAAGTTTACGCACAGTGTTTGGTGGAAAAGACGTAGGACTAGGTGAGCGTTTTTCTGCGGTTGGAGATATTTTTCTTCCAAAACCAAACGTAGATCGTTTGATGGAAGCATTGCGACTAGAAAATCCAACTGACTATGGAAGAGACGTAATATCTGACGCTAATCTGCGTAAAATCGCCGAAAAACAAATTGCTACGGGCGCTATTCCAATCAGCCCGTTACGAAAGTACGGCCCCGGTGCTGCCGCAGTGCTGGGCCTTAGCGCCTTATCCAAGCCTGAAGAGGTAGAAGGTATCAACATTGACGATATACCTACCGGTCAAGATCTTATCGACGCTGACCCGTCTCGATACCGAATATACGGGGACGATTTTGTTTACCGACAGCCGCAGTTCACTGTGACTCGTTCGGCGGGCAATGTATTTAATGTACCTGCTTTCACACCCACTCCTTTGAACGTAGCAGAGGGCGGCGGTATTATGAACTTCCCTCGTATGAATGGCCCTATCGAAGGCCCCGGCACTGAAACCTCTGACGACATCCCTGCCATGCTTTCTGATGGCGAGTTTGTGTTTACGGCTAAGGCAGTGCGCGGAGCAGGTAAAGGTAGCCGAGAAGACGGCATGGACACCATGTATCGAATGATGCGTCAATTTGAGGCTAGAGCGTAATGGCTGATGTAACAACCACAACCCAGTATGTACGTGAAGCGCCAGAAATTGAGGCGTATAAGCTTGGGCTATACCAAGACGCGCAAAAATACATTCAGGAGCTTCAGCGGCAAGGTATTACACCGCCTGCGCAGGGTATCGCGGGTTTTACCGCCGAGCAGCTAGCCGCAGGCAACATTGTCCGTGGAGGTATTGGCGGCTATGAACCATATCTAGAAGGAGCACTTGACGCAAACCAAGCGGCGCAAGGTTTGATTGCAGATGCCTCTGTGCCTTTGCTGCAAGAATCGTTAGCACAGCAACAGCAAGGTATTTCCGGGCTAGAGCAGGCGCGCTTATTGGCGACTCAGCAGCGTGCAGCGCCCTTCCGAATCAGGGATCAAGCCTTAACGGGTCTTTCTGGCGCAGCGACAGACATTGCACGCGCTGGAGCAGGCGTAGGTGATCAAGTGCTTGCTGCTCAACGAGGGCTTGGTGAGTCAGGTCGGCTGGGTTTGCAAGCGGCTGATCAAGCAAGGGCCGCAAGTCAGCGTGCTCAGTTACAAGCAATGCAATCCGGCCAACGAGCCGGTCAGATTGCAGCACAAGGCATGCGCAGCATGGGACAAGCGCAGCGCGGCATCGCTGGTCAAGTCGGTGGTGCGCAGCAAGCACAACAATTAGCGGCACTGCGTGCCAGACAGTCCACGGCAGCCGGGCAAAGAGGCATTATAGGCGCAGCGAGCCAAATTGGGGGCGGAATACAAGACGCTCAACAGCAACGGCAGATTGCGGAGCAAAGAGCACGACAATCCACCGCACAAGCTCAACGTCAGTTAGGACAAGCAGGCGCTATGGGCATGGGCACGGCACTTTCTGGCATAAGACAGCTAGAGGGCAGTGCCGGGCAGTTCGACCCTAGTGGAATTGGTGCCTTTATGGACCCGTTTACTCGGCAAGTCATTGAGGCTGAACAAGCTGAAATTGCTCGACTAGGCGAAAAACAAGTCAATGAAGCGCGTGCGGCTCAAGCAGCGGCAGGCGCATTCGGTGGTTCTAGAGGAGCCATCATGGAGTCTGAGATCGGTCGAAACGTCTTGGAACAACAAGCGCGGACCGGGGCACAACTTCGATCACAAGGCTACCAGCAAGCGGCGCAACAGGCGCAACAAGCCTTTGAAGCTTCTAAAGCTCGCCAACAGCAAGCGGCGCAGCTTACGGGATCGTTAGGGCAAGCGGGGGCAGGCTCGTCCTTGCAAGCGGCGCAACAAGCAGGTGCTTTGGGCTTGAGTGCAGAGCAATTGGCGCAAACAGGAGCTTTACAAGGCGGTCAACTGGGCTTGTCTGGCAGTCAAACAGAGGCAGATCTTGCGCAACGAGCCGCTCAATTAGGACTGAGCGCAGAGCAATTGGCTCAGACCGGTGCGTTGCAAAGCGGTCAATTAGGCTTGTCGGGTCAAATGAATCAGGCGCAACTGGCGCAACAAGCCGCGCAGTTGGGTATTTCAACGCAGCAGCTACAGAATCAGATGGCGCAACAAGCCGCGCAAACTGCACAAAACCAAGGACGGTTAGGTATATCTGCGGCACAACTCGCTCAACAAGGCGCGCAGGCAAGCGGAGCGTTGGGTTTACAAGGTCAGCAGGCACTGGCTCAAATGGCTGGACAACGGGCAAATATTGCCCAGCAAGGCGGCCAATTAGGACTGCAATTCGGTCAGCTAGCTCAAAGAGACGTAGATCAACTCGCGGCTCTTGCGCAACAGCGCGGAGCAATGGGCCAAGGTATCGCGGGACTCGCTATGCAAAGCGGGCAACTTGCCGGTCAGCTAGGTAGCCTTGGTGGACAGCAAGCGGCCCTTGGACAACAAGCGCAGCAACAGCGACAGGCGGATGTACAAAGCCTGCTACAGTACGGTGGCATGGGTCAGCAGCAGGCGCAGAACGTGCTGAACGCCCAGTTTGCGGCGGAGCAAGCAGCTTACAACCAGCCACTGGCACAGCTAGGATTCTTGGGCGACATGACTAAGGCGCTACCTTCATCACAAAGCGCCGTATTCCAACAATCGTCTCCTTCTCCAAGCTTGGCTCAAACAGCCGGTGGCTTGGCAATGGGAGCGGCAGGTCTAGCGAGGGCCTTTTAATGAGCGTAATTCAAAGACCTTTGTTTCGAGCAGCCGGTGGCGGCGCTAACAAGTTCCCAGATCTTAGCGGTGACGGCAAAGTCACTCAGAAAGACATATTGATGGGGCGTGGCGTTATTGAGAAGCAAGAAGGCGGCGGTATTGGCGCTATGATGCCTGCTGACGCTATGGCTATGATGCCTGCTGCCGCTATGGCTATGATGCCGGGGCGGATGCCTGCGGAAGCTCCTCTGGACCCGTTAGCACAAGATGTTTTGATGGCTCGCGAAGAAGGCGAAAAGATTGGTTTGGATTACCTTGCTGAAACCATGGACGGCATCGACATGGCAGCGGACACAGAAGAGCTAATTAACTCTATCCGAGGTAATGACCGGCCTTTACAAGATCGCGTAGCAGAACTTGCCACTTATGTGGGTGAGCAAGACGCTGTTCAAACTCCTGAATCTGTTCTCGCCATGGTTCAGCCTACTATTATGATGTCGGAAGAAGGCGCTATCGACAGCGGCGTAGGCGGGTTAATTCAGCAAGTTATTGGCGAAACCGACATGGGCGCAGAAATGGGTCAAGGCGTGGGCGCTTTGATGGCTCAAGGCCAACCAGCGCCTGAAATGGCACCGCCCCCACAAATGGCGCAAGCGCCTATGGCACCACCGCAGCAGTTCGCGGCTGGCGGACCAGTTGTCTACATGGCGGAGGCAGGTGACCCGTCAAAAAAGCAATTAGTTGAGCAGTTGGCCCGGCAAACGGGGGTTTTGTCTGACCTGCCCGCCATATCTGGTTTAGGCGGTTACTACGACGAGTACTTACCCGTTTATCAAAATTTAATTTCTCAATCTGATGAAAACCTTAATAAGGATCGCGCACTGGCTTTAGCAAAAGCAGGCTTTCAGTTTGCTTCCGGACGCGATGCTAAGGGTAAAAACATAGCCGGGTCTGGTTTTCTAGCCAACCTTGCAAGCGCGGGCGAAGGCTTGGTCGGTGATATCGGTGCGCTAGACCGTGAGCAACGAAAGTTAGATCAAGCGACGAAGACCATGGCTTTGCAATCAGCAATTGCGTCTGAAAAATCTGATAAAGAAACCGCCGCAGCCTCAAATCTCGCCATGTTTAAGGCGATCAAAGATTTGACCATAGAAGAAATGAAAGCAAGGCGGTTATTTAGGAACAAGTACGGCGTCATGCCTTTTACTGATCAGTACGGTCGAGAACAATCTAGACTATTTGTTGAAGAAGGTCCGGAAGCGGGCACTGTCGTCTTTCAAGGGCCAACCGATGTAGCGCGGCAAATGTTAGGGAACATTCAGGAAACGCAAGACGCCGGTGGCGCAGCCTCTGCGACGACGGCTGCGGGGACTGACACCGCTGATGCCGCCCCGTCCAGTTTAGAGGTCCCGTTAGACGCCGATGAAGTCGGGGTCGCAGGCATCGTATTTACTCAACCTCAAATGCTAAAGGCTTATGCAGAAGACTCGTTTGATGCAGAAAACTTAAACAAGTTTACCGCGAGTTTGACCAATACGTTCCAGCCGAAACAAACAGAGTCGGGCATTGAGTTAGCTACTAATTTGGACCCCGCATTAGCGGCAGCTATAGTGGTACGTGCGGATAACCCAAATATCGGCCCAGCAGGCATACCTCCCTTGCTATTGCAGAAAGCTCGCTCTCTGGCTTTTGATCCCGAAAGCGGCAAGCAACTCCCGCCAGAAACACTAGAATCGTTTTTCAAAGGGCAACTGGCTAGCAATATCCCGGTTTTTCAGCCGGATTTTGATCCCGCAGCGGTCTACGGCACCACTGCCGCATTAGGTCGCGTTGTCGCAGGAGTGGGTGAGCAGATTGAAGAAAATATTTCGTTCGTCACTGAGGATCGTAGTGAGGCTAGTTTAAATGCGCCAAGTGCTCGGTCTAAGCGGGACAAGATAGCAATAGAGGGCTTGTTAAAAGAGTTGGTGCCGGTGTTTGCTAGGGAAGAGTCAACAGGAAGGAGCTTAGTGGCCCTCATCCAAGCAGCGGAAGAGTTTGTTTCCGATTTGAAACCTAGAGTGGGCACAACGGATGCACAAGCTTTAAGAGCAGTTGTTCCTGTCAGAAAACGCTTGGAGCAAAAATACAAAACAGAGCAAGCCAAAGTAGACAATCCAAAATTAGTCGCGTCTGGCGCTTTGCAAAATGCTCAAAACGAGTTGGCAAAGACAAAACAACTTCTTGATGCGCTTATAATGATCGAAACCCGTTTGAAAGCCTCTTTTAGCAGTCAACCGATGACTCCTTTGGCTACAAGCACTCCGGATTCACCCGTCGTTTCTCCCGCCATGGATGACATTGATAAAATGTACCAAGGAATCCAGCTACAATGATGACTCCTTACGACGCAGTTTTCCGAACGAGGCAAGACGCCCTCGACAAGACGCAAGCAATTAAAGATGCACGCCCTTATGCCGGACCGCCTACTAGAGGCGATTTAATCGTGCCTTTTGATGACGTCGAGTTGTCCGATGGGCAAATACAGCCGGGCATTTCTTCTATCATTCGTAGGCACGGTTTGCAGGCTACTGTTAAGGGTTTAGTGGATCGACGGGAAGGTTTTGGGGCTTATGAAGACTTGCGTCAAAACGCCGGGCAAAACGATTTAGAAATTTTAGAAAATGTCGTTGGTTTACCCAAGAGGCAGTTGCCCCGTCTACGGGCCATGCAACAAGAAGGGTTGAATATTGACGACATGGCACAGGTGTTTCTGAACGAGCTTGCACTGGATGCGGATGAGTTGCGTAGAGAGTCAGGCGTACAGCCTAGAGATGTGTTCATGGCGTTCACTGAAGGCGTGCGAGATATATCGGAGGGTGAAGCGTTTGCAGAAGGTGCGTTGCGTGGTGGTATAAGCGGCACTGCGTTTACAACTGGTGCTAGTGCAGGAGCACTTGCGGCTTCTCCTTTAGGCCCTATTCCAGCAATTATTTCAGGACTCACGGCAGGCACCGCCGCTGTGATTGGTGCGGACCAAGCCACGTCTGTATTTTTGCCCAAGGAAGAAATTTTAAGTCCCACGGCGCGCGGGTATATGGAAACCGGTAAAGTTCTGACCGAGGGCTTAACGGGCATGGGGCTGCCTAAAACACTCCAAAAAGGCACCGCAATCGCATTAAACGCAGAGTCAGGTTTTCTAAAACAATTAGGCGACAGTATTCGTAGCCGTGACTTTAATCTGTTTGAGAACCCAAACTTTGTTCAAGGCGTCACACCAGAAGACCTTCGATACATTGAAATGACCGACCCTGTCGCGTTTCAATTCCTGCGCACGTACCAACAAAACCCAACGGCTTCGACGTTAGGGGAACTGCCGTCGATTGTAGGCGGTGCCACTGCGGCAGGTTTTTCGGAGACCCAAGGTCAAGAGGGCTTCGCGAGAATCGGGTCAGAGCTTGCCGGTGGACTTACCGCGCAAGGTTTCGCGGGTCTTTTCAACATCGTACCGTTTTTCACCGGTGCGCGTAATAAACTGCAAGAAACCGAAATCGGGGAAGCGTTCGAGGGTGATCAAGGCCGCGCTAGGGTAGGGGCGGCGCTCCGTGCAATCTTGTTTGAGTTTGGGGAAGGCAAAGTCCCGAAGGACGGCAGTGAAGAGACGTTAGATCACATCATTGAAACGCTTAGAAACCCTGAATATCAGAAGCTTTTAAAAGCCTCTAACGAAGATTACGACGAAAACATTCGCCCTTTGTTGGCGGGCCTCAAAGCGGAAGATGGAACTCCTTTGATTACTCCTTCGTCAGCCACTATTACTGGTAGCGAAGTGTTTAAGGGCATACAAGGCACCTTAGAGGCTCGTAGTCCCACGTATCGTGCTCAAATGGAAAAAACACGCGCTGCACAAGCGCAAGCTGTTGGCGCAGTGATCAACGCTTTGCGAACGACCGGAAACCCGCAAGACATCCAGTACGCTACTTTTTTGACTCAACGGTATTTTGAAGACGAAATCAACCGCACGTTGCAGGGCATGATCAACGACGCTCAGAGAGTAGGTGTCCGCTTGCTTCCTGACGGGGATGTAAACAATGCCAGCCGTAAAATCAACTCGTTAATTTTGCAAGTTTTTGACGACGTGAACAAACAAGAAGCTGCTTTATATGATCTTGTGCCAGACAACATTGAAGTCGGCAGTCAAAACTTTTTTGACGCAATCCAAGCAACAAGAAATTCTTATGATCCTTCAATGATTTCGACTATTTTTCCGAAAGCCATACAAAAAAGCGACGAGCAAGCTCGCGATGCTATGAGAGCTACTGTCCTACAAAGTCAAATTGATGCGTTGATATCAGACACTTCCGCCATTGGCCGAGAGTCTCGGGTGCAAGCTTTGCAAAGTCAGTTAGACGAGTTATCGGTTAACCTTGACAATCCGACCTACGAGCAAAGAAAAAATTACAGGAGTTATCTACTCAAGCTAGCTAGAGAATCTGCGTCTGGCGCTACGCCCGGTTTAGCTGACGCAAGAATGTATCGCGAGTTAGCAAACGGCGTTGAAAGAGACTTGACTGATCTCAGCACATTACAGGACTTGAACGGTCCGGAAGTGGTTGATGGCGATACCTTGTTTCACGTGCAAAACGCCAAAAGTTTTAGCAAAGCCAAAAACGACGTATTTTTACGAGCTTTCCCGAACATGGCCCTAATCGATAAAGCTTCTGGGGAAGATTACATTGATCCGCAGTTGCTTTATCAAAAGATTTTGGCTGGCGCTGACGATGCCTCTCGTTTACGCATGCAAGAAACAAGAAAAGCGGTGTTGTTTCTGACAGACCAAGCTACACCCGGTGGGCTGGCCGGAGTGGAAGGCGCTGAAATGGATGCGTTTTTGAATTCATTAGAGCTTGATCAACAACTAGAACTGGTCACTCGGTCTTTGTTGGACAATCCACAATATTTTACTAAAAGATTCAATGATCGCGGCGAGTTAGAAAGCGTCATTCCAAATGGCGAAGCTCTTGAACGTTTTGCTCAAAACAACAAGCAGCAATTAGCTTTGTTCCCCGGCTTGATGGCTGACTTACTAGATGCTCGAACCGCAGGTATCGTGGCTCAACGCAGTATTGCTCAAGCAGAGAAGGCTCAAAAAGATTTTCTGACACCTTTGTTTGTGTCCTTTACGGGTGAAAAACCTTCTATGGCAATCACACAAATGCGGGGTGGCAAAAACCCAGAGCGGACGATCACAACTGAATTAAGTCGTTTGCGTTCGGCAGTAAACCGAGCTAGCCAAGGGGGGCAGGTAGGGGGATCAGATTTTCGTGCCGTGCAAAACCGGTTAGACGCAGGAGATTTTAATCTTGAAAACTTCGATGATGCTTTGCGCGGCGCAATCTTTCAAGCAGCGCAAGATTTTGCCACGACCGGCGAAGGTCAAAAACAACTTATAGCGGGATTACCCAACTTTACGGAGGTACGTTCTTACTTCTTCGATACCATGCCCCAATCAAATCAAACCTTGATGAACGTGTTGTTGAAAGAAGGCGTTTTTACCGAGGCGGAATCATTAAGGCTGCAACAACTTTTAACGGTTGGCGAGGGAGCACAAGAAAGAATTAAGGCTGCTAATTTTGATGTCACCGAAGACATAACGACGATGGGCGATGAGTTCGTTTCATTGTTTAGTCGGTTGCTGGGTGCAAAAGCAGGTACGATGTTAGGTCAAGTTTTGCCGGGAACAGATCCTAACTCTTTGATCACGGCAGGTGCCGGTTCCCGTTTTGTACAGCGCATCATGGAGTCTGTCCCGGTAACTTCGACTTACGATATTTTGCAAGAGGCTATTAAAGACCCAAAAGCAATGGCATTGTTGTTGGAGGCGGGCGAAAAATTCAACTTGCCTTCTGTAGATATGGGCAGTCGGTTTTTTGAAGCGGACGGTTTTGTAGAAAAAGCGAAGCAATTTGGCATGACCGCAAAGCAATTTGCAAAAGAACAAGCAGTGAAGACGGCAGCTTTGAATTCTTTCTTCAGAAACGCAATCGGTATACGACCAGCGCAAGAATTTGTTATAGAAGACGAAGCCACGTTGGAAGAATTACAAGAAGTGCGCGACATGAAAATGCGTGGAGGTTTTCAACCACAACGTCGTCAACAACAACGTGAGGACGTTATCGAACGAGCGGTTCTCGAACAGCAGCAGCCAGTTGTCCCGGCTTCGCTGCCTGCACCACCGCCGCCAGTGCAATCTTTTACTCAAGCCCCACTTCAAGGCGGAGCAAACCCGCAACAGCGTCAGCAGTTCGCGGCTATGTTCCCTAATGACCCTATCTCTGGTTTGATACAGCAGCGAGGTATTGCTTCGCTACCTCAAGCACCGAGCTAGATAAGCCACTTCTTAGTTTCTTCGCCCAAGACTTCTTGAGCTATGTCGATCTTGTCGCGTAGGGCCTTGATGATCTTCTCATCCACAGTGTCCGGACTGACCAGATCTACATACAAAACATGCCGCGTTTGACCGATACGATGCGCACGGT